CCTACTTGTCTGAGGTAGGCGCCTTCTTCTTGCGGGGAGCGCGCTTGCGCTTCGGCTTTGCGGGAGCCTTCGGCACCTCAGCCTTCGGCTCAGTCACCTTGCGCTCGGGCTCAGGCTCGGAGACGCGACGACCAGCTGCAGGCTTCGGAGGAACGAACCCGGAATGCGGGCGCCCCTCATGGATGAGCGAGTAGCCGATCCCGCCGCAGTCCGTGTGAACGCGGACAGAGACGCCGCCGAGACCAGGCCCGAACGTAATCGCGAACGAGCCATCGTCAGCAGGCTCACCGACCACGGGGTCAGCGTCGGACTCAGTCCACGCCTTGCGCCCGCTCTCGTCCGTGTGGCTGTGTGCGGTCTTCGCTCGCGCCTGTCGAATCACTTTGGGGTCAGTCATGCTTCCTCCGGTGCGCTCGGTGCGCTGCTGCCGTGGCCTTCTCGCGAGAGTGCCCGCCGTCGTTGCCCTGCTCGTGGAGGTAAACGCTCATGCGCTCCATCCCGAGCCGGATGAGCGGGTCCTCTCCGGTCGTGCCGGTAGACGACGCGCCAGCGGACTCCCGCGCTTGCAGCCTGCGGACAATGCCGGTGCCGGGAAGGTCGTTGCTCACTTGCGCTTGCCCTTGCTGGGGTTCGCGTCCACCTCGGGAGCGTTGCCGCGGATGATGTCGAGGGCCTCGGTCAGCGGGACCTGGTTCTCCATCCCGTGGCGCGTGGCCTGGAGGATCTCCAACTCCGACGCGACCGCGCGGTTGCCGGGGTTGTCGCCGACGCGCCGGATCTTGCGCTTGATGCGCTCGTCCTGCTTGCGGAGCTCCTGCTTGATGATGCCGTTGTGGACCTTCGGAACCATGCCGCTCGAGAGCAGGCAGCGCGCGAAGCGGTGCGCCTCGTGCTGGTCGAACTCGCGAATCGCGATGTTGCCGACGATCTCGAACTCTTCAAAGATCGAGAAGTGGACCTTCTGTCCTGCCGTGTTCAGCAGCGTGGACACGTAGCCGGTGAAGTCGTACTCCCCGTCCGCGTCCTTGCCCTTGAGCCGCGTATCCCACGGGTCGATGACGACGCCGCCCTTGCTGCGGACGATCTGCCGCGGGCCGGTGTCATCGAATCCGCCACCGCGGACGGACACGCCGCCATTGACGCCTGGGACCCACGGGAGATGCACGAGGGCCGGGAGCCACTCGCCGGTCAGCGGGTTCCAATTCCAGCGGCGAGGGTTGGTCGCCATGCGGAAGTTGGGGGACGCCTTCGCGCCCTTCTTCGGCAACCGAGTGTTCTCGGATGCTGTCGGGGGCTGGATGCGGTTTCCTCGTAGGGCCATGATGCGTCTCGCTCGCTCTGGTGCGGTTGCGGCGGGCCAGCACTACGCCAGCCCGCCGCCCTCGCTGTCTGCTCTATCGGTCGGTGATGATCGCGCAGGCGCGGTCGTCCTCGATCTCCACGACACCCGTGTAGTAGTTGTACACGTAGATGGTGGAGCCGGTGTCGGGGCTGCGCTGGACCTCGATCCAGGCCGCGGACTCCGCGGGGACCGAGGAGATCACGCTGCCACCCTGCTGGAGCATCGAAGCGACCGCGGCCTCCTTGTAGCCGAAGGCGCCCATGCTCCACATGCAACCGGCCGAGTCCGCGCCGCCGTTGGCGGTGGGAACCTGATCGCTGGACCAGAAATCCACGCCGTTCCACGAGCCGACGAATCCGGGGCCCTTCGCCGACAGCATCTCGGCGGTGACTGCCTTGAACTGGTTGGCGCCACCCTCGCCGCGGAGGCTCGACTGGAAGTTGTTGATCTGCTCGCTGTAGAGCGTGCAGAAGAACGGGGGCTGGTTCAGCGTGGTGTGCAACTGGAACATCGCGTCGTAGATGTCGTCAACGCTCAGGTCCACCGTGGTGGTACCGACCGAGTTCGACACCGAGGAGAACAGCGAGGCCACGAGGCCGGTGCGCCGAATCACGATGCTGTTGGCCGCGTCCTGCGCGATCAGCGCTGGGTTGAACGCCATCGCCGAGGTTCCCGTGCCTGCGAACAGGTCGGTGATGTCACGCCGGAGAGCCTGGCGGGCAATCGAGACCTGCACCGACGCGGTGGCGGGGTCAGTCGCGGAGACCGCGGCGCCCTCGGCCGGGGCCGTCATCGGGTCGTCAAGGTCGAGCTTGGAGATGTTGTCGGTGCTGGATCCGCTGCCTGCGCCGTCACCAAGGTTGACCATGCCGACTCCGTAGAGGTCGGTGAGGTCAGCGAGGATGAGGTGGAGGAGGGGGTTGGCGACCTCGGCAACGCGGAGGTCTGCGCCTTCTGTGGCGTAGGTAATGGCCATGGGATAGGGCTCCTGTGAGTCCCGACCCTTATCGCCCTTAACGGAGGCGTCCCGCTGGTCGGCGGGTGTGTGCAGTGGCCTCGCTTCGCGCGGGCCGGTGTGGCGCTATCCTAAAACACAGACACCGGGGTGTGTCAAATCGTTTCGCGTGTCGCTACGGACTGAAACGCTCCGGGTTGTTCAACTTGACGCCGTGCTTCTTCGCAAAGGCAGCCTTGTCCCGGTTGTACTCCGTGAGGACAGGCACGCGCCCATTGGGGGCCGCTCCTGCGTTCGCCGGGTCGCCTCGCCCGGCCTGCCGAGAGGGGGCGGCGGGGGCGGGCGCGGGAACAGGCTCGCCAGCGACCGGCGCAGGCGATGGGGCAGCAGGCTCAGCAGAGACAGCAGACGGCGTTCCGAAACTGTAGCGGGCAGCCTTGTAGACGGGCGAGTCGGTCTGCCCAGCGAGGAACTCAGCGAAGTCGCCGCGCTGGTCTTCGGGCAGTCGCGAGTACTTGCCCGCGAAGAACTCGCGTCCGTCCGCGTCAAGGTGGTGCTTGTCGGCCATGAGGAGCGAGCGCTCAGCGGCACTCGTGGCGCCGGTCAACTTCGCTTCCAACTCCGCGACCCGCTGGTTCTGCGTCTCAAGTTGAGCGCCTACGGTCCCGAACGCCGACACCTTCTCGACCAGCCCATCATGGGCAGCCTGAAGCGTGGTGAACTCCTGCTCGCGCAGGGTGTAGCGCGCCTTCTCCTCCGTGACCTGAGCGAGCGCAGCGTCCCGCGCCTCGATGGCCTCGCGCTTCTGGGCGCGTACCTCTGCGATGGTCTTCTCAAGTCCGCTCGTGTGCGTGTCGTCGCTCATGGTGTTCCTCGCTCTGTTCCGTTGATGCGTTCTGCAACGCGGGCGATAAGGCGCTCCTCAGCACCTCCCATTACTTCGGTTCCTTGATGGTGAACCCGCGGCCCACCGTGCCCATCACTCGCTGAGCCTGCTGCTTTGACAGGCCGAGGAAGGACTCCAGCATGTTGATCCCAACCTCACGCGGGAGGCGACCCTGGGCGACCTCCTGAACGATGGTCACGGCAGAGGATATCTGCGCACCGTTCAGCGCGACCTCCTTAGCCGCTGCGTCCTCAAGCCTCGGGTCGGCGCCGGACTCCCCGCCCATCTCCGCGGCTAGTCGCTGCTCGGTATCCTCTGGCGTCTCGGTCGGGTCTGCGTCAGGGGCGGCGCTGGGCTCGCCCCCGATCTCATTCCAGTCTGCCTCCCACTGCTTCATGATGTCCGTAGCGCCAGCGTTGTCCACTCCCTGGACTTGCTGGAGGACCCACTGCGGGGAAGGCTTGCGGCCTCCGAGGTCTGCGGCATTGAGCGTGTCCATCCGCTCCTTTGCGGCGCGCCGCTCCTCTGCGCTCATCGGCAGCCGCGCGTATTCGACGCGGTAACCCTCTTCTGCGAGCCCTGACGTGATGCCGCTGATGTTGCACACAGCAGCGGACTTCTGCATCAGCTCTTCATCGCCCACGCGGAAGTTCGGCGCGACCTCGCGGGAGATTTCGCGGACAGCCTCGTTCTTCACCTCAAGGGCGTACCCGCTCTCAGCAGAGCCGCCCTGAGACCAACTGCCCGAGCTCAAACCGAACAGTCCCGCGGTGCTGCGCTCAAAGGACGCCACCGCGACCTCAAGGCGCTCCGGGTCTACCCCTGCGAGCCATTGCCCCATCTGGGCAGATTCCATCGCGTCCGTCGCGAACTGCATCACCGATGTAGGGTCTGCGGGAACGTAGGTGGCGTTGGAGTACCCCTCGCCGCCTGTGACGCTGCCGCCTCGGAGACGCGCGTTGACGGTCCACCGCTGAGCGAATGACGCATCCTTGACGCAGTGGACCCAGAAGGACCAAAGCACGGCGACGGTCTTCGTGGCCTCGAGCGCCTCGATGTTGTCCCACGGGTCCAGCAACTTCCCGCTGGCCTCGCGGTGGTACAGCACGTAGGGGATGAACGGCAGTCCCTTGCGCTCCCCTTGCGACCATCGCCACGCGAAGTCCGAGCCCTGATACCCGCCCTCTGGCGCACCCTCAATCACCTCGCTTGTGATGTCGATGTCCTCATCCTTGCCGGGCAAGATGATGCGGTAGTAGGGGTTTTCCGGGTCGTGGATGTTCCAGTCGTCCAGCGTCCACATGCAGACCCGCTTGCCGTCCTTCTCGAACGTGCGCGCTACCGCGTGAACAAGCCGCCCCATCCGCATCGGGTCGGTCGCTGACTTCTCGATGTAGACCATGTCCATCGGCACGGACTCGTAGGTCAGGACCGTCTGCCCCTCGCGCTCCACCGTGTCCACAGCCATCAGGCCGTCATTGATGAACATGGTTCGCATCTGATGGCGCTTCCCCATCTGCCAGAGCATGGACGGGCGCACAATGTCGGTCAGCGTCTCGGCTGCAGCCGCGTCCTCATTGCTGATGGTCGGCTCGCTCTTGTACAGCGCGGAGGTTTGACGGGTGACGGTTCGCGCGAGGTTCCGCGCCATGGTCGGCTTGCCGATGACCTGATCACGCGGATCACCAAAATGCTGCCGCATCTCATCAATGAGATAGTCCAGCCAGCGCCCCTCAAGGACCATCCGCCGCTCTAGGGACTGCTGTCGCCTCTGCTCCTCATCGGAATCGCCTGGAAGTGGCGGGGAGGTTGACATTGCATTCTGAATGGTATCCACGCGCGGACGTTACACCGACGTTGCGACGTTTTGCAACACTTCCGCTTTCGCGGTCCCCTCTGGAGTCAGCCAGCCAGTTCGCAGCGACACCCCGTATTCCCACCATCCACGCTCTGTCCACTTGCGGAGGATGTAGGCCCTGCGCTTGTGGTTCATCTCGGGCGCGGAGTACAGCGAGGGGCGGTCGGTCAGCGCGGTAAGCAGAAGGGCTCGCTCGTCGGGCTTCATGCTGGCAGAACCCGAATGGTCGTGCCCGCATCGCCCATGACTCCGAGCCTCGCTGACCCCGTGTAGAGCCACGAGCCGTCGGGTTGCACGGCGAACTCCCGCCCGTTGACGCCTACGGGCCCGCCTGCGTCCGCCTGCCGCTCAAGGTAGTCGTCTTCCCACGCGGGGAAGCAGGACGGGCACGGTAGCGGCCGATGGTTGGCGCGCCCGAACGTCAACGGGAAGCCGTCAGGCGGGTACGTCTTCCACTGGACATCTAGCCGCTTGTGCGCGCTGCACTCGCTGAAGCCGTCGGGCCAGTCGGTCACCTCGCTCCATCGCTCGCTCACTTCCCCGCCCCTCTCCGCGACTTCGCGCGGGGCTTGCTCGGCGGGTTGATTATGGCGTCATCGTGCTCATACCTCGCCACGTCTTCGGGCAAGCCCAGAGCGGGCTCCGTCGCCCTTCGAACTGCCTCCGTCGGCGTGTAGTTGAACCCGACATCAGCGCGCGTCCCGTTCTCGCGCAGGCGCGCGTTCACTCTGGCGTGGGGGTCAGCGTCCATACAGGTCCCGGTTGTCGATGGCGATGACGCGGAGGGCCATCGCTTCGTATTCGCGTATCCGAGCGAGAAGCCCATCAGGGTTCGCCGGTATCGCCCACCTGAGCAATCCGCCCTCGCGGAACAGCGGCCCGCCAATCTGAGGCACAGGGAACACGGCAGCACACGCCGCCGAAGCGCCCACGGCAAGCACGCTCTTGAGGAAGTCACGTCGTCTCATGGGTCTCGCTCCTCGCCTTTAACTCCGCAGACAGCCTCTCAGGAATCCAGTCGCAGTGCTCCTCGCACACGCGCCACTTATCATCCCCGCAGACGACATCAGCGTCGTACTCGACATTGCATCCGGGGCAGTCGCACGTGTCCGGCCGCTTGCCTCCGTAGATAATGATGCCCGGGTAGCCGTTCGCCATCGCCGCAGCGTCCGTCGCCTCTTGGCCGCCCAGCGCCTCGACAAGAGCGGCAGTCACCGGGAGCGCGGCGGATGTGGGCGCGCGCATCGTCTTGCTCTCAAGGGCGCGCCGAAGCGACATCTCGGTCACAAATCCGCGCCCCATGCGGGCCTCTACTGCGTGGGGGTCGCGGTCGTAGTCCACATGCACCCAATCACTGTTTGGGTCGTTGTGCGGGTCCCACGGCCAACCATCAGGCTCGCCCGGCTTTCCGAAGTAGTTCATCGGGACAGCATCATCGATCGTCACCGTCACATCGCCGTACTTCGCCAGCATCGCGAGGAGAAGGTGGTCGCTATCGAACTCGGCAGGAGGGCAGGCTGAAGCGTCGGTGTGCGTGCCGAACCCCCAACGACGGTGGATGCCGCGCTTGCCGAGGAACACAGCCACCTTTCCGCGCTCGCTGTATGCAATGTCGTATGCGCCCATGGGTCTCGCTCACCCTCTCGCAATCCGTCGCACGTTGCCCCGGACAGGCGCGAACAGGTCATTGACACCGTAGCGGAGCATATCCACCGCGTCCTTATTCTCATCCTTCGGGCGCCCGTCCCAGCGGTCACACGACCGACGCAACTGAGCCGCGAGGACCGAAATCCACAGGCGGTTGGTCGCGAATGCGTTGTTCAGGTTGATGGTCCCCATCCCGACCGAGCCCGGACCCTTCGCCGCGTTCTGGATGCGGAGGTGAATGCCTGTCAACGCCTTGAACTCGGCCTCAAACACCTGGTTCATCTTCTTCAGATGCGACTTGCCCGCGGAGTTCGTATCCCCGAATGCCTCGTCAATCGCGCCGAAACTCAGGCCATGTCGCGCCAGCATCGCGAGCACGCCTTGAGCGTCCGTGAGGAACGAGGTGGCGCCGTCTGCCACGTACTCGTCCAAAGCCCACGCCCGGGAACCCTCGGCGGTCTGGTACGCGATGAGGCCCCAAACCTCCTTCTTTTCGAGTTCGCCGTGGTCCGCGGACAGCCGCAAGTAGAGGTCGTGGTCTTTGTTGTAGTCGGGGAGCATGTCCCACTGACCCGGAACGAAGTCGAACACGTTGCTGGGCCCGAAGGATCGAAGCGTTCGGAGTGGCGCTGGTCCCTCCCAATCCGCGAACTGACGCTGCTGCCTCTCGTGGTGTGGCATGTCTGCGATCTGCTGCGCGATGCTCTCGGGCGTCCTGTGTGGGGCGTTGGCCTCTGACAAGTGAATCACGTGCTGCTGCCATCGCTCGTCTGCCTCGGCCTCGCTGGGCGTGCCCTCCACGATGTTCTTGAGCCACACGATGTTGCGAGACACGCCGTGGCTGTCGATCGGGGTAAAACCGACAAGCGCGGGCGCCTCCCACTCGGCAGCCGCGCGCATGATTTCGCCCCAGCGGTGCTGGATGGGTGGCTCGTTGATGATCACCACGTCCGCGCTCATCCCGGTCAAGGCAGCGCCGTCCTGCGTGCCAGAGCCGAACATGATTTCGTGACCGTCCACGTGCTCAAAGGCTCGCCCGCCCTTGAACATGAACCCCTTTTGGCGGGACCACGTGACGCCCGGTGCCCATCGGCTCTCGGGGATGAACTCATGCAGTCGCCTGCACACGTCCTTGCCGTACACGTTCTTCAGGTCTGCCGCGATGTAGAGCACGGAGGCGGGTCGGCCCACCGGCAGTTTCCAGACTGGATGCCTGCCCTCGAAGTACAGGGCCAACGACTCGCTAATTACGGCGGTCTTGCCGATCTTGTTCCCGCCCCGAACGAGCACCCTGCCAGATTCGTCGTTCATCACCGCTTGCTGCCACGGGGCGGCACCCCATCTGCCAACCCCAGCCTCCACCATGGCGAACGACAGCGCGGGTTCCCTCTCCTTCAGGTGCGCGAGGATGGCGGACTCTGTGCCGTCATTCGCGGCGCGAGCGAGCAGCGCGTCCAGCGCGGGTTTGTTCCCGTCGCGGACGTGTCCGAGTGCGGCGCCCTTGCGGGTGTTCACGAGCCATGGTGGGGTCACTCGGTCTCTCCCTCCAAACGGTACAACTCATCCATCACAGCGCGCGGGACAATCGCGAGGCCGAAGACCTCAAGCGCGTCCGCACCGAGGAACACGGAGCCTACGCCTGGCAGGATCGCGTGAGGCCCGAGAGGGCCGGTGAGGATAAGCCAGTTAGTCACCACAGCGGCGCCGCCTCTGCCAGCACCTCGTCGGACAGCCTGTACTCGCCGCGCCCGCCTAGATTGTCGGCTGCCGCATAGAGGCGACGCTGCACGTCAGCGTCTGCGCCCCCTACGATTCGGCCCTTCTCATCGCACTCGACTTCTAATTCTCGGCTGAGTTGAACCCACCACCCCCTGCGCTTCGTCACCACCCAGCCGCGCGGCGCGTTGATGCCTAGTTCCGGCACGCGCTCTAGATACTGGAACGGCACGCCCCACAAGCGCCCCACGTCGTAAGGTGCCCTCACCCCTCCACCTCGGCCTTGATGGCGGCGACTAGGGCCGCGTGTTCGGTGGTCGCCTGTGCGATGCACCCAGACGGATGTACCCCCTTGCCGGGCCGCATGACGCCCCACAGCAAACCGACCTTCTGCGCGTAGACGTTCGCGTCGAGCACCTTCCGCGCGATGTGGAGGAGCCAGCCTTTGGTGAGGGCGTGGGTGATGTCGGGGATGCGGATGGCTGCGTTGCCTACCCGGATGCACGCCTCAGTGTCGGGCAGTCGAGAATGCGGCACGTCGTCCAGCCAGAACCACTCGCCGTCCAACTCGACGCCCGTGCGGCACGGCAACTGCGGCGGCACGAGTTGGGAGTCGGCTGGGACGGTCGGCCACTCCCAGCACTCCAGCGCGACCAACTCGCGGGCCAATTCGATGTCGTCGGGGGTCATCACCACGCCCCGCAATCCAGCCGGGGGCGCATGCCAACACTGACGGCCAGTGCCACTTTGTTCTGCCTATCGACCGCCGAGCCGGCCCCGGTATCGCCTCGCGCATCATCGAACACGCTAAGAGAACCCTCGCATTCGTAGTACAAGGATGGCGACTCGCACCCAGCGTCAACAGCCAGCGCCACGAGGTCAGCGAGGGCCCTGTTTAGCCTGCGGGCGACAGAGGCCCTGCGGCGCTCCTGTGCTTCCGTCAGGGGCAGTTCATTCCAGAAGACTGGTCCACTCATCACAACTCCAGAACTGCGCGCCAATTGGATGTCGTCGGTGGTCATGTGGACACCGCCCCAAGCGCAGCGCGCCACACAAGGTGAGGGCGACCCCCACGCGCATGCCGGACGCCGACCTGCTCGACCCCGCTCATCCTCTTCAGCGTGGTCCTGATGGCGTTCCGCTGTGGAAGGTGAGGCCATCCTGCCGACTCAATCCCGCTCACGGTCAACCCGTTGGGCCCAGCGGCGCCGAGAATGCGAGTGATTGCCTCGCGGGTGCTTTCGTTGGGCGGTCGCATCACAACTCCAGAACTGCGCGCGCGATGGCGCAGAGGGCGGCGGGGTAGGCGAGAGGGTCGGTGGGGAGGTCGGGCAGAGTGACGTTCAGCGACCGCGCGAAGAACCTAAGCGGGTGCTCGCTGAAGTGAACGATGCCATCCGACGAGCGCAGTTCCCACCACGCCGACGCCTGCACCAGCACGAACCCACCCGACGGGTCCAGCCCCACCTTTCGACACACCAGCGCCCCCACGTGCCAGAACGCGGGCGAGGGGTTGCCGCTGGGGAGCGGGGAGAGGTCGAGGCGGATGGCGGCAATGTGTGCGTTCTTGCCCCACGCGAACACAGGGCGGCCAGACTCCATCACAATCGCGTTCCTGCGCCAGACGGAGGCGGTCTCGACCTCGCACGGGCCTTGATAGTCGGCAATAATCGCCGGGGTCGCGGCGAGGGTGGTCGATTCGTCCATCTCTATCTCCTCCGCCCAGCGAGCACAGCGGCCCACTTCGGCGCGATTGGCATCTTGCACATCCAGCGGATGTAGACCGCGATGGGGACTCCGAGCTCGGTAGCGCGCTCAGTCACAGCCGCGTACTCCGCGTCCGAGAACCCGACACCGCGAGCCTTGCGCACGGCGTTCTCGGGGATGGCGGGGCGCCCGGTCATCGCTCGCGCCTTGCGAGTTCGGCGCGGAGTTGTTCGGTGGTGTAGTCGCGAAGTCGCTGAGCGCGGTGCATGCGAGCATGCGCCTCACGCGCACACCTCGCGGCTTCGTGGTCAATCCGCGGCGTAGGGGCTGGCTTCCAGTTCATCACTTCCCCCTCAACAGCGGCACGAAGTCATCCTCGGGCCACGGGTCGTCGCCCTCATCGCCGTCCCAACCCTCTGGCTCCTCGTTGGGCAACTCGGGCAGGGTCACGCGGCGCCGGACAGGCTCCGCCATCTGGTAAGGCTCGTGCGCCTCGGGGGGCGCGTAGTACTCGGGGTCAGGGGTCAAGGCGCACCTCGTTTCCCTTAAACGGCGTGGGACTGACCATGCTGATACTCGACCCGAACGTCTTCATCAGGATCCACATCTGCGTGTGGTGTTCGTCACCCTCTGCGTGCGTTGTCTTGAACGCCCCGGGTTTTCCAATCATCGCGTTGCTCTCACGGCTCCTCGCGTTGAGGGTGGCCGCTCCCGCCGCAGTGAGCGTTACCCATACTTTGTCGTTCAGGTTCATCGGTACGCCTCGACAGCCTCGCGCACACACGCGCGGGCACGGGCTCGGAAGTGATCGACCCTGCGACTGGCTCGCTGAGTAGCTCTCGCCAAGCCCATCATTCCGTCTGCCCGGACGCAACCAGCGAAGAAGGCAGCCTCCTCCATGCACCGACGGAAGTCCGTGTGGTCCCGCAGGAACTCCCAGACGCGCGGGTCGATAGGGTCAGTGGACGCTGCCCTCCGCCCCAAAGCCTTGCGCTTGCTGCACGTCGGCTTGTGCGACTTCGGGAGGTGCGCGTCCTCGGCGGGCGAGGTCTTGCCGCAGAAGGGGCACTTGTTCGCTGAGTCTCGGGCCATGTCGCTCTCCTCCTCCGCGGGGTTCGCCCCCGCTCTGCGGTAGTTTTACACTATCGGGAAAGTCGGGCGCAAGGGGAGTTTTGCGATAGTGGGAAACTAACCGGCTACGGCATCCTCAATCGCGTCACACGCCTCGCCGTAATCGCGCCTCAGCCGCGCGTTCTCGGCCAGCATCTCGGCGTGAGAGTCCGCTAGGGCGAGAAGGGCGGCCTCCTCTTCATCTGTCAGCACTGGCAATCCGTTCCCGAACTCCCGGTAGGCGACAGCCTCAAGAGCCTCCCGCGCCGCCTTCTCGATGTCAGCCGGGGTCATGGCCTGCTCTTTTTCTGCGACTTCGTGAGTCCGCGCCTGTACGGCTTCGGGCGGAGCGGACGCCTGCTCACGCTGATGGTCCCGAAGTTCTCGCCCGTGAACCTCATCAAGGGCCTCTCGGCCCATGTGTATCTATGTGCGCTCTCGACGGGGCGTGGGCCTTGCAGTTCGAGCGTCTCAGACACTTCGTTCCAGTGCTCGTCGAATCCGTGGAGAATCACTTTGGTCATGGCTTCTCTCCTGCGAGGGCGCGCAGGTGCCTCTCGGCCTGCATCTCCATCAGTCGCACGAGCTCGCGCAGCACCGGGAGGGGGATGGTGACGCGCATTGGGGCGTCGTGGTACGGGCCCTGTTCTGAGCCGAGCACCCTCAAGGCGTCGGGATATGCGTCCACCTCAGTGATAACCCCCAACTCCCCCTCGGTCGGGTCGATGATGTCGATGGAGCCATCCTTCCACGTCGTCACCGTCCACCCCTCGCACCGCCAGTGCCTGGCCTCGGGCGTCGTCTCGATGGTGATCGCGTAGGTCATGGGGTCGGACCCGCTGCCTCGGCCTCGATGCGCTCGCACTCAGCCTTCTCCACCGCATAGAAGGTGGACGTGGCTATCTGGAGCGCGGCCTGCGCACGCTCCAGCAGCAATTCGGCGTCCCTCACCCTGTACTGCGCGCTCATCTGCGCATCACTGGCCGCGACCGTCGCACGGGTCTCAGGGTCGGGGCTTATCTTCCACGGGTGAATCATCTCTCCTCCTCCAGCCCGAGGGCTTCGTCTAGTTCACAGAGGCGCCGAGAGAGGCGGGCGATAGCCGCGCCGTCTGCCGGGGTCTTCATCCCCTCGTTTTCGAGCGCCTTGACGACAGCAGCGCGAGCAGCAAGCACCGATGTCGAGCCGCGCCGACCGTCAAACCACGATGGCCTGCGGAAGTCCTCGTCTAGTTCGGCCACACCGAATCCTCCGGCAACTCCCCGTCTCTGGCGGAACTGAGGCAATGGGCCGCGTCCTCCAACTTCTCAGCCAGGATGCGGTTCCGTTTGACCCCGCTTGATTTCAGATGCTCCGCGACATCGTCGATGTACGACAAAGCCTCTTCCACCCACGCGACCGGAATCACGCGACCAGTGACGACCTCCTCAGTAGCGAGGAACACGAAGTCCGAGTCGGACGACATCCGCAGGCGCTTTCTGGCCTCCCGAACCTCTCGCCTCCACCTCGGGGTAACACGCATCTCAAACCGCTGGGACTTCGCCAAAACAGACACCTCGCATTCCCGGGCATTATGTACGTAATCCGTACCTGTGTCACGGCGCAAATGTACGTAGTCCTTAGAGAGCAGTTTTCCTCGCGTCCTTCCTCCTGCTGCTTCGCTATCGCTCGCCCTGTTCTTCGGGGGCTAGAACAGCCTCCCCTGACCGACTTGAGTGCTGCGGCGAACCTCTGCCAGATGTCCCACGTCGGGAAGTTGTAACCCTCCTCCCAATTCGTCACGCACCCTGTGAGCCCGCCTGACGCGCTGGGGAAGTAGTGGGCGACCTGACGCCGCGTCACCCCTGCCGCCTCTCTCTCGGCCCGCATGTGGACCGGCGCGGAAGAGTCGCGCCGCTTCGCGTCAAGGTCCCGGTAGATGACATCCGCCGCCATCGTGCTGATGTCCACGGCTTCGCGGGTGAAGAAGTAGCAGTCCTCGGACGACACCGGCCAGCCTCGGATTGCCTCGGAGTCGAGACGCCCAGCGAGCGCGGCCATGCCCTTGTGCCAGCGGACGATGGAATACAGCCGCCACCCGTGCGCCTCCACCTCCGGCAACATCCGCGCGCACCCCTCGGGGGTATTCCAAAAATAGAGAGACGACGACGGAGCCGCGAGACGGTCCCACGCCTCAAGGTGCGGGCGGTACCAGTCGGCGAGGCCCTTGGGAGACTTCGGGTCACCCGGGAATCCGCCGATACCATACGCGCCGTCCGAGACGATCAGCGCGTAGGCGTCGGCGGGTAGGGTCGGGTAGATGTCGAGGCCGTTCCCGTGATGGGCTGTGAGTGCCATCACTCCACCCTCTTCACTTCCACGACCTCAGGCCCGCTCATCGCGCGTTCAATCCTGGCCCAGAGCTCGCGCGCCGTGCCTTCCAACTCGCCCGCCTGGTTCTCTCGCCAGACTGTCTCGAGGAGTTCGTAGAGCGCGGGCGGTAGGGGTTGGGCGTCGGCCTTGACGCTGACATCGACCTTCTCCGCTGCATTGACCCCGAGCACCTTGGCTTCATGAGCGAACCCCGACATGACGGCGCCGTGCGCTCCGTCCGCTGCTGCCGCCGCCTGCGCGCTCCGAAGTCGAGTCAGGTACTCAATCCCAATCTGCTCGGGAGTCAGTGCGGCCTGTGCTTTCGCCGCCTGCGCGATAATCCACGACCGGTCTTCCCAGATGGTGGACGTGCTGCACCCCAACTCTTCCGCGAGTCGTTCGACAACAGGCGAGCCGCGGGTCAGCACTGCCATGTGCTTTGCGACCTCCTCGCGCCTTGCGAGTCTGGTCTCCGTCGTGAAACTTCCTCTAGCCATCGAAACCCCGATTCATTCGTGCCGCGCTCTGTTGTGCCGCGCCTGCGCGTGTCTATTCAGGCGCCTCTACCCCGAAGGCGGCGCGTAGATCCTCCGAGTCATTGAACCACTCGCCTATCACCCGGTCAGCCCTGAACTGAGCGTGCAGCGACCGCTCCACATCACCACTGTTTGGGATGGTCCCGAGCAAATCCATCTCGGCGCCGCCCTGAAGTGACAGCGTGCGGACTCTGCGCTCCACATGAACGCTCTTCCCGACCTTGAGCAGTCCGGTAGACGGGTGCCGTATCAGGTAGCACCACTCAGCGCGCGGCTCTCTCTGCCTCAGCGCTCGCAATGGCGATGGGTTAGCGCGCGTTACCGGGCCGGGCCCGGGGTCAAGGTTGTCGTAGCCTTCGATGAGGTCCCTCCACGCGCTGTCGATGTCCTGCGGGACATTGTACGAATCGACGGTCAGCCTGTTCCACTCCCCACGCATGAGCAAGTGCGCGAACCGGCGAAGCGCGGTCCGTGATTTCGACCGGCACTCCCACGTCCGGCCATCGGGCGCGTGGAATGTCCACAGGTCTCCGTTGGTCCCGTGCGAGTAATCGCTCATGCACTCTCTGGCCGTCCATCCGTCAACGACGGCCATCGACCCGCCGTGCTTCTTACTCCGCGTCCACTCAGCCTCCACCGCCATCACTCCCCTCCCGGCGCAGTCTGCGCCTTTCCCGTCCCCGGTCGCTTTCCGCTCTCTGGCGTTTGGGCCGGGGTGGTGTTGGCGTTCGCGGCTTCAGGCCCGAGGTTCTCCCACATGAACAAGCATCCATCGTACTGGCTCGGGAACTCGCGCCCAGCCATGCCTGCCCGTGCCGCCTTGGATGCGCGAGAGGACACGACCCAAACCGGCCCACAGGCAGCCTGCCTACGGTTCAACCACCCGAGCAAGATGCCAGTAACCCTCTCGGTCACGGCTCCCGACCTGTGTGCAATCCAGTCACTCATCCCGCCTCCTCGCGCTTCCGCGCAATCTCTCGCCTTGCGATTTCCTCAGCCTCAGCCTTGCTCGCGCACCCGTGGTGCTCCGCGATGCCTGCGCGCTCTTCGTACTGCTCGCGCTCGTCGGGGGTCATCGGTCGACCATCTTCCGCACGATGTGCTCGCATTCGCTAGTCCACAGCGCAGCCTCAGTCTTGCCGTGAGCGGTGGCGAACTCGGCGTGGGCCTTCAACTTGTCAGCAGCCTCCATCAGCGCCGCCTTGCGGGCCTGCGATGCAATCCGCGAGTGGATGGCCTTCAGCGCATCGCGCCACGACTCCCGAGCGTGCTCTTGGCACTCTGGGTAGCACTCGTTCCCCGAGTCGCACCAGTTGTCGTGTAGCAGCCGCGTGCCCTCTGCCAACTCGCCCTCCAACCGCACCACCTCGGCGGCGAGGGCATCGCCTGCCACCTCCATCTCGCTGATGACCCCGCGGTCACTCCTGATGCAGTTCTTCGCCTCCCGCCACGCCTCAACCTTCGGATTCGCCATCACTCGCCCCCGTTCATTCGCTTGATCACAGTGTCGGGGTCGTTTGACCCGCCAGTCACTCGGGCCAGCCAGCCAGCCCACTGGTCCATCAGGTCGCTCGAATCAGGCAGGTACGAGATTCGACCCCAGCCGCGAGGCCGCAAGGACTCCGCCTTGATGCAGCCGACGAACCACGACGACCCC